CCGAACCCGCCATTGAATTAGAAACAGCAAAATAAAACTTACGCTCTGATTGATTAATTACTCCAGAAGGGACAGTCACGGCATTATCAGCAATCTTTAAAGTATCAACTGCAAGATTATCAATCTGAGCACTTCCAACTGCTAAATCTGCAATCTTACCGCGCTCCACCGCCAAGTCTTTAATATGAGACGTATCAACGGATTGATAATCCATAAATGCGGCTTTCAGATAAGCAGCAGGTGGAAAAACCGTTCCAGTTAATGGATCGGTAAATGATGTGGTACGGAAAATAAATGGATAAGATACGACACCATTACTACCATTACCGATAGCAACAGAATCAAAGTTGAAAATAAACTGAGACTCTACACCATCATTGGCACCACCCCAGCCTGCAACCTTTCCGTTTACGTCAAGCTTGATGTACTTCTGGGCATACAGGCCATCCACACTTTCGCTCACCTCCTGAATTGATGCGGTGTTTTGACCTACGGTTGTTTGCAACGTTTCCGTTACTTTTATCGTTGAAGAGATAGCACTTGAATTTGCCTCGAGCTGGCGCTTGAATACGGCATTGTTCTCATTCATCTGAGCAGAAAGCTGTTCAGTAAGTTTAGCTTGGGCCAAATCACCTTCGATACGAGCAGATTGCTCTGACCATACGCCTGCATAACCTCCTTCATTTCCGATTAAGTCAGATTCTGAACCGATTAACGGCGGGTTGAGCTGGGCGTATACACCATCAATACGGGTTGTTTGAGCAATAATCTTATTATCAACATCTTTGATATCTGATTTAACTTGATCAAGTGCACCAGTTGAAGCTTTATCGTCAAGCTCAAGATTAATTGAATCAATTGCTTCAGCATTTGCAGTAGACTGATCTACCGCGACTTGTGCAGATTGGCGTACAGTCGCAAGAGCGCTATCATTGCTTGCAATATAAGTATCAATCTTTTGAACTGTTACCTTATCGCCCTCAATTCGAGCTTGAACCTCTTGCTGGGCGTATGCACGTAAATCATTTACTTCAACAACGGTTGTATCAATACGTTTACTAAGTGCTAAATCCCCTTCGATCATTGCTGACTGAACAGACCATGTACCAGCAAAGCCCTGATCATTACCGATCAAATCTGATTCAGATCCAATCAAAGGTGGATTAAGTTGTGCATATACACCATCGGTTTTTTCAGCAACAAGCGAAAGATCATTAGCAACAACTCGAATACTTTCTTGAGCCGCTGCAAGACCATCATCACTTGATTTCTTGACCGTTTCTACAACTTCAAGAACACCTTCATCACCATCAATAATTTGCTGTGATAAACCATCTTTGGCTTGCTGAATAGCGTTTTGTCGATTAATGACTTCTTGTGCAATCCGATCTTTCGTATTTTGAATATCTTGCTTAATTGGACCAATTTCAGCGTCAATATTTTCAATATGATCGATCTTAGTTTGTAAATCCTGACTTAACTCTGTTTCAGAAATTTTACCTTCCAGAATGTCTAAAATATCTGAGGCATCAGCCGATGTTGTTGCACTAGTCCAGTTTGACCACGGCCCAATATTTCCGATCCGATCAATCAAACGCCCTCTATAAAATTGAGTCAGATTTGGCTGTAAACCTTGCAGAGTATGAGTCGTTGTTGGATAAGCGAATAAGCCCAATTGAGCAATGTTGCTTGTTCCGTCTGGTGAAACTTGAATCTCGGTATAAGCAGTATCAAGTGCGCCAGTTGCAGGAAAACCCCAATTTAGGCGCATACCAAACAAAATACCTGTTGCTTGGATGAACGCTAAAGCAGGTGGTAAACCTTGCTTGCCATTAAGTTTAGTGACAACTGAATAAGTCGGTAAAGATGAAATATCCGAAGCATTAATTGCTGTAACTTTTGCTTGATAGTTGCCAGCATAAATACCTGGCACCTCAATTGAGTTATTGCCAGTAACTGGCAGCTTAATCCAGCTACCATCATCTTTCCGCCATTCAACCAGATACTTAACCGCACCTTTTGCTTGCGTCCAAGACACAACCATGGTGGCAACATTAATACCTTGATCCACCCGATCTTCGCTTGTAATAACAATATTTGAAACTGGTTCTTGAATATTGGGATTAACAATTGAAATTGGCACATCGATATAATGAGCGCCATGATCAATTGCATCAAACTTTTTCGGATTGTATTCAAGCGCTGTAATAGTAAATTGATGTGAATCACTTTGAACTACTGACAAAACCCTAAATTTAAGCGTTGCCAAATCTTGAGCATCAATAACCCAAACGTTTTGAGGTGCAATTTCATCAAAAGCTACAGTAACAGTTATGACCCGACCTGTAATTGATTGAATAATACGAGTTTGAGCTTTCCCGTTTTCTCCATTAATGATGAGTCTATCACCCGCTACTGCGACCACATCATCACGGTCAAGAGTAATGCTTTTTCGATCTGCTGAAATTGCTGAAATGCGACCACCGTTTGCTCTTCCAGCAAAAATAGGATCTGCAAATTCAATCACTTTACCTGGCAAAGGAATATGGCCGTCTAATCCAACTTTAAAAGTCACAGTACGTGTTTCAAGTTGTTCAGACTTTAAAGCCCACAGACCTGCTCGTTGTGCTTGCCCACGCGATGTGCACCCCCACGCATCAAGTTCAAGTAAGCGCACCTGTTTCATTTCAGAAATGGCTTTCTCATCACGCACAAATTCATATTCAGTCTTATAGTGATTGGCTGGGTTATCCCAAGCTACTTTTACTGCATTATGTCTATCACGGGCACGTGTACCATTATGATCCGGCTCCCCGATAATATTTGCACGGGTATATGTGAAATAGGTATCTTGTGGAATATCAGCATCACAAACAATGCTATCCCCATCCCAATAAGTAATAGCTCGAAAAACACCAGCTAATTTTGTAAGAATGCTATAAGCATCTTCAGCACTCTGAAGATAAATGTTACATGTGAAACGTGGTTCTTGACCGCCCAACCCGTCTGGTACCAACTCATCACAGTATTGGGCTAAACGGTATAAAGACCATTTATCAAGCATTCCATCTGTAATTCGCTCACCAATTCCGTAGCGCTTAGATGTGCAAAGATCATAGTAAATCCATGCAGGGTTGTTTGAATATGCGCGTTTAAAAGTGCCATCCCACATGCCAACATATTCGCGGGTTTCAGGGTTGTAGTTCGTTGGGACTTTGATTTTTACACCCTTCAAATCAACCGCTAATTTTGCGACTGATCCACCGAATGTTTCAGCATCGTATTGCAGTGAAACTAATGCTGTATTTGGATAGCGTAATTTCGCGTCTATTACCTCTGTGACAGCCTTAACATACATTTTGTCGCTGATATATTCGGATGTTGAGTTGGGAGTAATTCGGCGAACACGAACCAGCCAGCCTGAATCGGCTTTGGGTAAGTCAATACGATGTGGACGCTCATAATTATCAGATGTTTTATCTGAAATTTTTGCTCTTAATACTTCTGACCATGCTCCGCCATCAGTTTGCAAGTCCACCGCGTATTCAATGGTATAGCCAGTAACATCACCCGTTGTTGGGTCTTGGTTGCGTAGTGGACCCCAACGTAAACGTAAACGTACTGCATCAAGATCTAGGTTGTTAAAAGAGCGCACCCATGGCGTAGATGATTTAAGCTCTACGTCAATCGGGATTTCATTTTCAACTGCCGGGAAGCCTTCAATGTATTCTTGATCGTTCGTTCCGGATCTAAAATTAACAGTAACGTTTTCAAAGTTCTTGTTGCCGTTTTCATCTTGCAACGGAGTATCTTCAAGCAAAATTGATTGATAGCCGTTTGCTAATCCTTCGACCTCACCCTCCGCTAGACCAATCAACTCTTTAATATAAGTTTTAGATTGTGCGGAGTCCGGTGCAACTACTGGTTGTCTTGGTTGCTGATTTCCCTTTTTTGCGCCTTTTACCATCGCTGTCATATCAAATCCCACGCAATAAAAAAGGCGCTAAAAAGCGCCTATAATCTAATAAAATTTACATCTGATCTTCTGGATATTGACCAGCACTTAAAACGAAGCCGCCGACTTCACGTCTACCATAGAGAATCGGTACTGGATAACCTTGAGCGGCTGTTGTAACCGCACTACCAAAACCAAAGTTTGCCCGGTTCCCGTCTTGATTTTGATTTTGAGTAGTTTGGGCTTTCGGCATGAGCATAGATGCAACCCCTCCCATAGCCATGCCAGCACCTGCACCTATCAATGCAACCTGAGCAGCCTGACCAATACCTGGTATAAATGAAGCAGCTATCAGAACTACCCCAAGAACTAATTGTAAGACTCCATTATTACCACCAGCCCCCATTACACGCGGGACGATATGAATAGTGTCTGTATCAGTATTCATGTCTAGCTGCTCTTCACCAATATTGTCACCAGTGATTACACGCTTGGTTTCATGGTCATAAATTGCTGGACGTTTCTTGCCACGCTTATTACTTAAGCCTTTACCTTTAAGAAAAATTGCAAAAGCCAACCCTTGCTCATGGGCATGTGTCATAAAATTTTCAAAGCCAGCGATCTGAACTGATAATGCACGCATAGCTTCACGCGTATTTGCGACATCGAGCTTAAATTCACGACCGAACTTTTGACCCAAGATGCCGTACAACTTAATCGTTTTTAACATCTCTATGCCTCAAGATTTTTACAGTACGCTCATGCCACTGCCGACCATAAATTTCTCGTACTGACTTTCTGTTATACGGATGATGAAGTATTAAACTTGAACCTATGCATTGCTCAGTTTTCTCAGATTTAAGCTGTCCATTATCACCAAGCCAAACAACCGCATGATTAGGATGTTCAGTACGCCCAACACGACAAACAAGCATATCGCCATATTGTGGTGTATCTACTTCATAGAAGCCCGCTTTTTCATAATTTTCGAGGTAAAGTGATGGATGGTCCTTATCTTCCCACCATGCATCATCCCGCTTAAAATCCATAAGCTCTATGCCCATTTCACGACTATAAAAATCACGTACAAGCGCATAGCAATCTTGCCAGCCATGAAAATAATTACGTCCTACTAAAGGGGCGCGATAACCGCAAGGCTCGTAGACTTGAAAATCAAGATCCGGATATGAACAAATTACCCAAGGCTTTTGATGTAATTCAATTTGAATCAGATCAAGTTCCGAAGCTCTTGTTGTTCCATCTGGATGAGAGTGCACATAAGCTAAGATTTCGCCTTGATCTTCAGCACTTGCCAAGTCTTCAGGATGAATTTCAAACTGATCAGATTGTTCAGCGATATTGCGACAAGGAATATATTGCTTATCAATAATCACACCACAGCACTCGTGTGGATAGCATTCATCCGCATGGGCCATGATTGCTTTTTTAAGTTTTGCTGTAAGCTTCATTTAGAAAAACCCCTTACAGTTTCCACATTTTGTGCACTTCCGCTGCTTTTGAGTTGGATAAGTAAGATATACTTGACCAGTTGGTTCAAAAATCCCGCCACAAGGGCAGCTAAATTTAATTAAATAAGCTTTTTTCTCTTTAATCTTTCTTAACCTTAGAATGACAAAGTGAACCGCATAGCTTAGAAGATGAATGATTAGCGTCCCTACCATCCCATAAATTATTCCAAGTAAGATATTCATAAAACCTCACAACATGCTTGAAGCTGGAAACCCGCCAAAAGGTAAAGGCTTGTTTTTACCAGATCGACATTCACAACCAGATAATCTGTACGAGCAACGATCTAAAGCAGGATTGTCTGTAGGCTCATCTTTCTCAGTAAACATTGCGGCCCCAGTGTAACCACACTCTTCCCCGCGATATTCCCAACTACAATAAGAAGTAATTTGACGTACAGGAATTTTCAAACCTTCAAAATCAATTGGATTTGAAAGTTCAAAAGTAACCTGCTGGGCATTTTCCGATGTTTTCTGCTCTATAAACCAAGTTTGTTCTTTAGACTCATTCGATGCTGAAGGATTGCCTGCTGTGAAGTTTTCGGCATCTAGATATTTAGCCAAAGTAGTAATAACTTTTAGCTTTGCACCTGCAAAATCTTTAAATTGCAGACAATAAGCAGAAACAGCATGTTGAATGCCGTTAATGTTATTTGCCATTGTTAAAGTTGGCGCTGAAGCTTTACCAGTTGAACTCATTTCAAGGCCACTTACTTCGAGTGCCATTGGTTCAAAAACCTGACCCTGCCAGATAATATTGCGGTTCCATACTTTCTGACCACCAGTGTCAAAAACCTTACCAATGCTTCCTGAATCTGCACCGATCAATCCTTCAGATCCGATGGATGAGTAAATTTTTTCCCAATCTTGAAAAGCTATATGCCCGTGGAAACGTAAAATGCCAGCACCAAGTGAGCTGGCATCTAATTCATACAAATGAATTAATCCATCTACATAAAGCTTCTGGAAATCACTATTCAGGGTCATAAGTCACCTCGTCATAGATTGGATTTCCATCTTTGTCTAAGACTGGCACATCATCAAAAACAGGATTTCCTTCACTATCTACTGCTTGCACCCATTCGAATACTGGTTCACCATTTTCATTAATGACTGGTTGATTTGATAGGATGGGTGTGCCGTTTTGATCAGTTTGAATGTGGGTTACTGGCTTTTTATAGTTCTTGCCATCCACAATTACAGCTTTTCCTTCATCATCAAATAAATCTTCGTATTTAGTGATATAGGTCAATTGCGGTGCATATCTTACTTGCTGGACCATACGCGGTTGTTTTTCAGTACGTGGAATTTTTCTGACGATTGTCTTCTTGATACTGTTTAAACGAATATCAATCCAGCGCGGCTCACCGTTTGCGTTATTTGGGATATCAATTGGTGCATCGAGATTCGCAACAATATCGCCCTCATCATTTAGCTTTTTCTTGAATGTCTTAATTTCAAGATCACCGTTTTCTAAAGTTTGATATTCAACTGCACAGATTTTATTACCATGGGTGTCTGTAGGAATTTCAATCCACCAGCCTTCTTTAGCGAATCCAGAAGAACCTTTAACTAAATAATGACCAATACCCAACTTCTCAAATGAAAGTGGTTGCTCTGCAGCTTCTTCATTTAACTCAATTTTATCTGCAAACAATTTAACAACGGGAGAGGCAGCTTTGATAAAACCGTTACTATCGACTGTTGTATTGTTTGTGTCATAGATACGCACCCAATTTGCCTCCAGCACACCATCTGGGGTGGGATCAATTCTAGCTCTTTTATATCTCATACCACCCTCACCAGCATGAATCGGAATCATTACAAATGATCCCCAAACACCATCCACATCTCCACGCATAAAAAGTCCGTGATCGTATCCTATCCGACAGAATTGTATTGGTTTACCAAGAACATTCATTCCAACTGTTGATTCTGCCATTTTGGGCACTACTTTTAAGCCCAACCCAAAAGCCCCCACTTCCATCACGTTACCGGCTTGTGTTCCTACTAAACGACTCGCAGCATGTGCATTGTTAGTGAAGTTTTCATTCATTTTTGCGCCGGTAGAGCGGAATGTATCACCACCTGCGCCAGTCGGTGCCGTACCTAAATTTACTGTTTGAATCGTCATTTTCTTACTCGCATAAAAAAGCCCCTAAAAAGGGGCTTTAAAGGGGTTTAAATTAAGGGTAGAAGACTTGAGTGAATGTCGTAGAGATTTGCCAAATATCACCGCCTAAACAGCGGGGTTGATATTCTCCAGCTTTAACTCTAACTTCACCATCTAAAGGCGAATCCCAAAGAAACGAGTCAGCTCCTTTGTGATCATCAAAGAATGCTTTGATTTGCATAATTTCGGCTTTTTTTGCTGTCCGCGAATATTGCCATGTGCCAGATCGGTTATTGATTCCTATTGAAACATTTTGCTCATACCCATCACCAAACTTAGATGACAAAGTATTAAAGCTCTGTGAACCTGAATTACCCTCTAAATCTTGGCACCAAGTGAATTTACGGTTGCTCATCTTTTTTTGACCACTCAACTTTCATACTTACCGGACTATCTTTAAAACGTTTTTTGCAACTTTCTAGATCCTTCGTATCTTGATCTGGAGCGAATAACCCCCCACGCCTACTTTCACGAACTGCCCATTCTTTTAATTGCTTGTCCATTAAGTCAGCAATTTTAGTACTCTTAGATTCCTTTTGAAAAATGAGGGTGAATGACAATCCAAAGACGAAACCCGTTGCATATTCAATTAGATTAAAATCAATTAAATTTGCACTTATGTAGAAAACTACAGCAATCAATAAAGCAAACAGAAAAGTCATAATGTACTTTTTCACTTTTGTACTCCCATTAAAAACCCACTCATTCGAGTGGGTTTATTTGGTTTTAAGTGGTTAAACTTGGGTAATTAACGTCTCACAAGATTAAACAAGACACCGCCTTGACGGCTTTCTCGTCTAGCCCAATCGTTCATTGCATTATTCAGAGATTCAGCAATTTGCTTTTGCCCTTGTGTATTGACGCTTGCGGCTCCATCAGCAAACGTAATTTGCTGACTAATTTGCACATTGCCCTCATTAGACCCGTTTTGACGATTATTTAAATAATTCGTCAAATCTTTGTTCTGTTGAGGGTTTAATACACGTTCACCACCATCTAAAAGCCATGTACCTTCACGCGGGATATTATCTATACCGTTGTGGGCCATACCTTGGATTGTTTGAGCTGCAATTAAACCAACATTGGCATAACCCAAACCTAAGATCATTTCAGAGTATGCAGTTTTTTGCGCAAGGGTTAGCGCACTCGGATCTGCTAACACCTGTGCGGCTGCCAAATGAGTTGATACTAATGCTGAAGCAGCAGCGAACATTTGCTGCATTAAGAACATTGCTTTGTATGTTGCAGACTGCTCACCAGCTCTTTCTTTAATCATCTGGGTCATATCCCCCCAGACAGAAGAACTTTGTGAAAGCAATGCTCCATACATACTTAAAGTTGCATTATGCTGATCGTCAATGAGTTTGCGAGCATTGTCATGATAATCAACATCGAGGGCCTTCATTTTCGCTATATGAGTAGCTTTGGCCTGTTCTAATAATTCATAACGCTTTTGAGCATCAGCTGGATTATCATAATCGCGGTTAATTTGGTTTACATTATTTGTGTACGCGTCAAGTTCAGCGTCTTTTGCCTTACGTGATGCTACATTCATGCTAGCAATGTTATATTCGTGACCTTGCCCAAATCGGCGCGATATCGATGAAAGCGCAATAGCATCCTCAGCATCAGCCATCTGTGCTAAAAGATCATTTTTGTATGAATCGTATTTTTCACGTTGTGCTTGCTTGAATGCAGCAACATCACGCTTGTATGTCTCCTCTGCCTTAGCTAGATACAAGTCACGTTTAACTGGATCTTTAGCAAAAGCCTCAGCAATCTTTTTCTTGTCTTCTTCATACTTCAACTTAATTTGAAGCTCTTTATCTGCATATTGCATGACAATTGATTGTTGGGCTTTCTCTAATTGTTCCTGTTCGCGTCTAGCTTTATCAAGCTCTCCCTTATTACTCTTAGGCTTCTTGATTTTTTCCTTCTTTTCTTTAGGATTTAAAGCCTTGTTCTGTCCAATACCAGAAGTCACGCCACCCTTAAGATTCTTAGTCCAATCTAGTTGAGCTTTGCGGTTATTAATGATTGCCTGAGTTAAATTGTCATAACTGCCAGCTTGATTGTTTACAATTCCTGAAATTGATGTGTATGCATTTTTTACAGTACCAGCAACATTTTTTGCAGACTGCTCTAGTAGAAGCCCATTATTATTAAATCCGTTTACTAGCGCCTTACCCTTGTCTAAGAAAGTTGGTGCATTCCAGAAATTAACAGCGGTTTTACCGATATTGCCCATTACATCCATAGCACCAGCAATAATCTGGACAATCGCTTTAATACCAGCTGATAATCCAATTAGAAGTGATGCAGTAGTTTTTGCAGCAATTCCGACAGCTTCAATAATTCCTGAAAATTGCCCTCCCTTTCCAGATCCTTCTAGGAAGTATGCAATTAGTGAACTTAAAGCAGGCATAACAGCTTGAGCAAGATTATTCTTTAAAGCTGAGAATTGCATATGCAAGGATTCAGTCTGAGATGCTAAAGCAATCGACTTTTCTATAGCCTCTTGACCTGTAATGATCCCAGCATCTTCCATGGCTTTTTGGTAGTCCTTCCACAGAGCACCGCCATTTATAAGCAAAGGCGCCAATTTTGTGAAATCATTACCCATGTTTTCTAGGTAAAATGACATTTGCTGTTGGTTTAATCCAGCTTCTTGCAATTTGTCTACATAGAGCTGAAGAGCTGAAACTCCATCCATCTTAGACATTTGTTCAGCAAGTTTTTTAGCCCCTTCTGCACCTTTCTCAGTTTTAACTGCGATCTGCTCGAAAAAGTCCTTACTTTCACCACCTCCAACCGAAGCAAACTCACCAATTTTTTCATTAAAATCTTTGAGCATATCAGAGAGTTGTTCTTGCGTTACCCCATAAGTTGCTGCTGCCCCAGCTAACCCCTGAAAGGACTGTATAGAGGTATTTGCTAATGCAGCAAAGCGAGCTAACTCAACATTATTCTTTGCAACTTCAACAGATAAAATCGCCAATCCACCAGCCGCAACTGCTGCACCACCAATAGCCATGCCAGACAAAGCTGCTGTAGCCATAACGATTCCTCCACGCATTGCACCAAGCTTGGTGGAGAAGTTCTCAATGAACGACCCAAGTTGTGTGCCACCTATGCTTTGATTTAATTGATCGCTAAATCCCTTAAATGCATTCGACATGTTTTTAGCAGTATCTTTAGCTTTCCTCTCTGCTTGACTCATGCCGCTTTCGAACGACCCCAATTTCACTAAGAGGTCTAGGGTTAATCTTCCAAGTGAACTTGATGCCATTACTTTTCTCCGGACAATAAAAAACCCGACACAAAGTCGGGCTCTGATATTTGTAAACTTATAGTTCTTTAGCGCATTTCGAAGAAGCAGCTTTTAAATCACTATCTTTCTTATATGCCATAGTGATATTAAATGCAGTGACGGTAGTTTTAGCCTCCAACACGTCTTCAGATAATTTTAAAACTTTTAGGATCATCCCATTTTGTGCAAATAACTTTCCATCGGAATATTTAACTTTATTTAAAGTCACATTACCGCTTGTGTCCTCGCAAAGTAAACCATTGCCATCATCATTTAATTTAATTGTTGAAAGGCTTGGCCCTACCGAAGTAGTCCAAATTCCCGTAACCTGTGGTTTTGTTGGCACAACATCACTAAATTTATTATTTAACATCTGGTCAACAGGTGTTACACAACCACCCAAAACCAGCATTGGCACAAGAACAAGTAATTTCTTCATGATTTAACCATTTGTTATAAAGTTTATGTAATTTAACAAGTGGTTAATAATGGCGCAATAAAAAACCGCTATCTCTAGCGGTTCTTGATCCTTAACTACGTTAAGCAACTTTACTTAAAGGCTTATCCAAGCGTTCTTTCATTTGAGACATTGGTGCAACTGTATAGTTCATTGATTGAAGTGCTTTTACAGCTACTGCCTCAATTAACTGTTCGCACTTAACTTTATCAAATTTGACTTGGGCTTGTTGCGTTAAATTAATTACATTACTCATAGCGGATCCTTTAACTTAATTCTAGTTCTTAAAACGGAAGGCCAACCACCGTGGCCCCTCGAATTGAACTGATAAATTAAGTTCATCTAAAGCCTGCGAAGCAGCGGTTAAGCCTACATGCAGTTGTGTTAAGTATTCTAATGTTGAATCATTACGCGCATAAACTTTAGTACAACCAGAGTTTGCGCTTTCTGCTAAGAAAGTAGCTACACATGAAGCCAATACTTTAGCATTGAAGACATCATAATCTTCTTTTGATAATTGCTCAATAGAAGGACAAAGATCAATTGACATTAGTTTTAATGTAATTTCGTTACCAACTTTAACCTTAATTACTTCAACTAAAGCAATAATTTTGCCCGCATCGTCTTGCATACCAAAGAATGTAGACTGATTAATGCGTTCAGAATAATTACCAAAAAGATTGCTAGAAATAATTTGTGCAAAATTACTTTTTAATAAAAATAATCGCTCAGAGTCGAAGCTAGAATCTTCAGCTTCTTTTAGCCACTGATCTTGCAGATGACAAAGTAATGGTTCAGTTAATGTAATTTTGTTCAATGAAGTGCACCCTTATTATTTCCCATAAAGTATTTAATGCCTTAAATTTATATTTCAAGGCATGCTAATAATATTAAAGGAATATGTTTATTTCACCACATTAGATTTTAAGAAGCTCTCCAAATCCTGCGGCTCAGGTTTGCTTTCATGAGGCATAAAATCTCTAGGATCTGCCGCTTTGGTTCCCTTGGCTCTATTGGAATTACGATAAAGTGCCATAAATGAACCAATTACCTGCTCAATTCTTCGGCCGGTATTTAGGCTTCCTCTCTTCCGTACATATTCCCCCCAAAGTCTAATTTCATATAATGAGAGATTTCTTTTTACCAATTCTATGGAGTTACCACCGATACCATTCAATGCTAATTCCATTAGCAATTCGATATCGGCAGTTATCTCTACTTTCCCTCACTATCTTTCTTTAATTCATCCAGCCCGATGATTACAGGGAATAGCGCATTAGCAAGTGGCTGAGTAAAGTTATCTTCAACCTGTTTTTTGGTTAAGTAGGTGTCACCATTTTCATCCACAAGGCATAGTGAAACCCATTCAGCAAAAACATTTTCGCCTTTTTGGAGTCTTGTGTAGAGGGGCTCAGTAATTGCAAATGGTAGTTGCTTGAGTCGCACATCGACTGTTTCAATTTTCCCGTTATGTAAAAACTCTACAACCGATTCTCGGATTTCACCAATTAAAGCACCTTGAGCAATATCTAGTAAATTAAGTTTTTTTACAGGAGTTGCAGTAGTTTCTTGTGCTTTTACTTCTTTCTTAGCCATTTTTATTTTCACCATAAAATAAGCCCCTTTCGGGGCAATTGATTAAGCTTTAGGAATTAACTTAACGCCAGTTTTACGCTGCATTGTGATTTGATAGCTCACAAGGGAATCAGCTTCAAATGTTGGTGTTGAAGGCGCCAATGTTGCTTGGAAAGACCAAAATGTACGTGTCGTTGGCAATGTAACTGTTCCACTAGCTACTGTTGGCTCACCAGTGCCATCACTTCCACCTAAGTACATGGTTAGAACTGCACGATCTTCTGCCAATTCAATGATCTTCAAGTGAGTGTCATTTTCTGGATCAAGGTTAAAAGTAATCGAACCATCACCCGGATCATTCAAACCTGTTAAATAACCCTTTGAATCTGTTTCTTCTAAACATGTATTTTCAATCTTGCTGGTACTATCACTTCCAAGATCAATACCATTAATACAAACGGCTTTAGTAATGGCTGTGCCATCAAAAATAAATACGTTTGTGCCTTGTACGCGCATAACTGCCATGAGTAGCTACTCCTAAAATTTTAGGCATAAAAAACCGCCTTTCGGCGGCATTGGTTTGGAAATAATTAACCCCGCACTTGGCGGGGTTTAATGTTTGTTGGAATCTATGGTTTCACCCTGTATGCCTTTGCATAGTTTCAGGATGCTTTCGGCATGCAGTGTAATGTGTCGATGGTTTGGCTTGGTTCGCTCAATATCAATAGCTATTAGCATTGCTGCGCGCAGGTTTTCTGTCGGCTCTACACTTTCAAAAATGTAGGTGTCGTTATGAATAACAATATCGGCATAACCATCTTCTTCTGTGCTTGGTCTGCACTCCACCACAATGTAAGCAGGAACATTATTTGTCATTATCTTTATCCTCATCAAAATCTAAGGATGGTTGCGCTTCCTTAATCAGATCATCCAATTCTTTAAGCATAGCTGGCTTTGTTTGCTTACCATGGATTGATAGAAAGCTTGCTGCGCCTGACAGAGATTGGGTAATCAGCTCAAGTTGTGCTGAAAGCTTGCCAATGCGTACCTGTAGCCCATCTTTGAGTTGACGAGCCAATTCCTCTTGCTCGATGTAGTATTTGCGGATCTCATGACCTTTTTTATTGCGCTCCATCATCCCAAGGTGTTTGGTCATATCCACCGAGATGATGTACTCAATTAGGTTTTGTCCTGTTTTTGAAAGCTCCTCTTTTTTGAGGAGCTTAATAAAATCAAAATTCTCTTCAAAGCCACATTGTTTAATGCGTCGCTTAATCCAATCCGAAAAGTCCGTCTTAACCTCTAACATTTTATGTAGGTCACGCGCATTCACGCCGAGTTGGACTTTTCCATTTAATTCAACTTCGATAAATGGAGTTTGATTTTCAATTTTCACAATTGCATTCATATCGTTTACCTCGTTACCAAATAAAAAAGCCACACAGACATGCGGTAACGAGACATATCTGTATGGCAAAACGGTTAACCCAAGTTTGGATTTATCTTTAAAATTAGATATTTGAAGAAAATAAACTGGCAGGCACGTTGAACATGGAAACGTGCTTTTCGGGGATCAGCCTAGCCAGTGGTTGCCTGAGAGC